ATAATTATTGTACGCTAGTTGTTGATCTTGATGCAGGTGCTCCTGAGACTTTGATTCCTCGGACTCTTGGGCGACCCTGTGTATTATTAATTGTAAATTGAATGCCGTATCCTCGGCGGTTACCTATTCTACCACGAACGGAAACATCTTCGTCAATGTCGAGACTTCCACCAATGTATGAACTTAATGTATTGAGATTTACCTCTGCGTCAATGTTTTCTACTTCTGCTGAAAGATCAAAGTCGGACTGCTCTGAGTTACTGGACTGCACGTGCATCTCGAATTCACTCCAGCGCTTACGGCCGAAGTCATTAAAAGTAAACTGACGAGTAGTTACTTCAGCAGGAATACTGTAGATAACGCCCTCCTGTTCCCCTTGAACTGGAATAGTAGTAGCCAGTCGATCAACGCCATCAGGTCGAGCATCGACCCTGTGAAGCCCTCCAAGGGCATTCACTGCATATACCGCACGATCACTTTTCTTACCAGCTATAATCAAATTCTCAATGTCCCAGTCCACGTCGGACGTGGTATCCACGGACTCCCACTGCTTGTTGATAAAGTTGAAAATAAGGATAGTATTATTAACGGTGCTTCCGTCAGTTGGAACCGCAATGTAATAGCGATTGTTAAAGTAAACAGCCACGGACTGATCCCAGTGCTGACGATTAATCTTATCAATGGTAGTCTGGATGCTACTACTTAGCGGTAGTTCGCTACCACGAAGGTTGTACAGATCCTGGAAGTTTGCTCCGTATACACCATTGTCAGATAGGAACATTATGTTGTTACCAATTTGAACAATTGTCCTACGGGCCAAGCAACCTACTTCATTTGTAATTAATTGAACCGTTGAGGCAGCAGGGCTGCTGCCCTCTACTAAGTGAATTGAATTACGGTTAAATACTACTAGCTTGTCATCCGCAAAGGACAGTAGTCCAACGTTAAAGTCAGCCGTTCCAGCATTGAACCTGTACTGATTGTATATCTGGTCATAGGTATCTGAGTCCAAAATGTCCGATACAATGATTTCATCAAGGTTATCACGGACGGTGTATTGGCCTTCTGGATCATCAACCGAATAGCGATATGGCATAACCAGTCTACGCTGGTGATAGGTCGCATAAGGTGGAGCTGGCATATGAGTAAAGCCCAGTCCAACCGAAACCCTTTTAGTAAAGATAGGATCAGTAAATAAAGATGCACCGTCATTTACGTGCTTAGTAACTGTGCGTGAATCAAGTACAAATTGAAATCCTGCATTAATTCCAGCACGAGCACTTGCATATGAAACATCGGTTGGATTAACATTAAAGTCAGTATAAATAATAAAACTAGTAGTAGTTGGAACTTCTTGAGCAAAAAATGATCCATTAAATGCAGTGCCGTTGGGAGTCCATCCATCCATAATGATGGGTTCACCAAGTACTAAATTATGTGCTACGTCTGTAGTGATAGTATATTTATGAAGACCCTCAAAATCTCCAGGTCCTTGTAACCCATCATTAGTAACACCATTAATATCAGCGACTCCTTCACCTAATTCGTAAACTTTACTTACAACGTAGTCCTGACCAATGCTTAGCCCAGAGTCTGCGTCTGTTGCTCCGCTAATACTTGCTGACATTACAGTAATATCATCCCCAACCTTTACATCGTGAGATCCAGAAACTGAAGCGATACTATTAGTAATAGCAAACTCTCCAGGCAAGCAATCAATCTGAACTGGCTGAGTGTACTTACCGCTCTTTACTGGTGTAAATCCAGAACGGGCTGTACCCGTTCCTGTGCCTACAGCATCAACCGTAATGGTATCATTTACTGCATAAGTTACGCCTACAGTTCCAGCAACAAAGTTCCAATCTGTGTCACCCAAATCAGTAATAGAATAAGTACCATCAACAACTAGGTCAGTTACTGCCACAGGCAAAAAGCTTCCGTCCCATTCTAGCGCAGTCTGTCCGTCACGAAACAGGAACACCTTGTTGAAGGCTTGAATCATATCCGAAAGCACAGGTGCTGTCTCTCCCTCTTTGTAAGGGAGGTCATATGTAATTGTTGGGTCCGCTAGGTTAATAGCTAGTGCGCTTACGTTTGACCCTAGTAGCACCCACTGACTTGCGGAATCATTTGGATTGCTGTAAGCCGTACTAGCATAAACTTCTGAAATGCCACCTTGATCTAGTAGCATATTGTAACCAATGACTGCCGACCCTTGGATATCAGTTAGTGCAAATGGAAGGACTTGAGGCAAAGCAACTGGCAAAGTATATATTGCATCTGCCCCAATCAAATTATATGTAAGGGATATTGTTCCAGTGTTATCTGTTACGGAAGTTAGTATAAAAGTTCCGTTGGGATTTGTGTCCGCCCCAAATTCAATACCGCTGACTGTAATCTCGTCCCCAACAAGGAACACGTGACCTGGCTCAACGGCTGGGTCATCAATAACAATAGTAACTACATCAGTAGTTAAAGAGGCTAACCTAATTGTAGTTGGCAGTAAGCCAACAACTGGAGGAACTGCTTCTAATTCGGAAGTAGATGGAAGTCGAAGGACATTGTCACCACTAGCAAAAGGAGCAGATACTAAATCAATCCCTGGTCTAACCTGCCACTCACCGTTGCGCCCAAGCCGACCATTATTACTGGTCGCTAATATACCCCGCTGTAGTTGATCGGGCCTAAGATAGTCATTAAACCCAGTGTACCCCATATCGAGGTCCTCTAGGATCTTATCGTCTTTTGCTCCGTATGTGCGGTATTCAGGCATTATATTATTTTAGCAGTCCCAAGCTTTGCGGCTCCAGTAGTTAGCTGATAGTTTATTAGTCTTACCCTTAATGCCACCGCTGCGAGCGCAGTAGCTTTTCTTACGTTTTGGCTGATCCTTCTTGATGCTCATATTAGCATCCCCGAATCGTACGATCTTCTCTGTCCCGCCTTGGCAGGCTTTCACGACGAACTTCTTCCCGCCTTGTATTTCACGGCGGGGTACGTTGCACTTCATCTTGGATTTATCAGGCACTACTTGCCTTTCTTTCCGCTGCGTTCACCACAGGATCCTTTGCCAGCACTTTTTGTTTTTCTTCCGTACATAATATTATTTGTTATTTGACTTGTGAGGAACCAAAGTAGAACCCTACGATGGCTAAAGCTGTTTGGCGGATCTCTGGTAGAATGACGAAACCCTGTACAGTAGTCCATTCTAGGCTCTTGAATAGCCCTAGGAAGCCTTTGGATTCTGATTGTATACTAACACCTATGTCCGTGAATGCGAAGACAAATGGGGCTATTACAATGGCAAAGATAACTGCCGCTGTAATTGCACGACGCATATAGACACCACCACGGGCTGCTGCCTTATCTGCGGAGTCATCTGCTACAGTCTGACGAGCAATCATACGCTCAAAGAGACGTGCTTGATTATCGGCTTGTGCCGCAATCATCTTCATTACGAATCCGCTTACGCCTCCGCCTAGCATTGCTATCAGTTCTGGTGTCATATTAATCCTTATCTCGGAGTTCCTTGATTACCTTGACTGCCGATGCAGTCATATAGACTAGAGTAGCAAGACCTACAACTAGTCCTAGAATTTCGTTAATGCTATTCAATTCGATAGTAGCCACAAAGCCCCCTGTGCCTATGGTAGACTTGTAAATAATGTCCTGCATCATACTTCAGGTTCTGGGTCAGGTGGTAGCAGTGCCAGGAATGCAGCTTTGTCTACGACTTCGCATTCTTCCAGTTTAGCTTGGTCAAGCATCTCCCATAGTTCGTGGTAGATACCGCCTGCGCCGACCTCTGTGTAAAGGTCACAGCAAGCACCATAGCGTCCGTCAATCAACAGCACTGGGCTGATATGATTGCTAGTAGTCAAGGTGTCCTGCTTTGCGATCATTGAGTCCCGCAGTTCTGCTGGAATCAGAAGATAGTTGTAGCTGTGTTCGTCAGCCGTAGGATTAGTTAGTAGGTATTCTGATGAGGTCATAATTAAATTTCTTCAGGTGGTTCAGGTAAAGGAACGTAAGAATCTACGGTGGCCGCTTGTTCTTCTGGAGTTAAGTTGTAGTCAGTAACATCCAATGCCCACTTGTAGTCAGCAGTTTCTGCTGGGTAAGTGAGCCATCGAGTTCCTTGACCGTTGTCCTCAATCCAGTAGTCAAAGCCAATGTACTTGCCCTCTTCGTCAGCACGGTCAATAGCCGCCGATTTAGTTTCGTATATTAAATATAGCATTAGTATAAGTTGTATGCGTTGTTGATGTTAGTTTCAATTGCCACACGGTCTGATAGCTTATCAGAACTGTAGAATATTATCTCATCAATAGTTCCTCTCAGGTTAGAGCTAACAGTACCCGAATTGTTAAATGCACCGATTGCCATTCCTTGCGTTACGTTATCAACAGATTGCCCCTGAGCTAAATTTATTAACTCAACATTGTTTTCGTATAAATATTTCCTAGTCCCGTTGTATGCGAAGGTTTGCAGGCCATTTGCGGTTGATCCAGATGTCGCAACGCTCTGTGCCTCGGCAACTCCAATTCGATAGTTTCCAGAGATTTCAGACAGGTAGCATCTTTCATTTGCTGAATCTCTAGCTCCGTACGTAAATCCATCTGAAGTATCATTAAAAGATACAGAAAATGCGGTCAGTGACGCAGGAGGAATATAATCCGTATTTAAACTCCAGTTATTCGGTGCGATAAAGTTCAATCCGTCAGAAAGCAAAGCACCATTCTCTACAATTTTAGGCTGACTACCAGCAGTCAACTGAGTAGCATTATTGCTGTTACCCGATTGATCATACCAAGTTTCAACAAAGCCGTCATTGCCAGCACCAACCCAGTTGATTAAAACCGAGGTGGTAATGTCTTCAGCCGTAAAATCTAGTTCAGCATTATCTGAATCACGACGAACACGGACAACCGCAGCATTAGCAAATGATGAAGACAGTACCCTAAATGAATATGCTGCTTCTGCGGGGTATTCATCCAAGATCAAATTTACCGTCGCTATTTCGGAAAGTAAAGTTGCTTGTAAGCCTTCTAGGGTAGCAAGGTCAAGTGCAGGGCCTGCGTGATAGGTTGCTAGGCGTGCGTCTGAATAGGAACCTACACTTCCGCCTATAGTATTGTCTGCGGCGAATAGGAGTAGATCTGCATTAGCTTGAGCGCCCGACACTATAGCGACAGCTAAATCGGTAGAATCACGACGATATGTAAAATTAGATGAATTATCACGTGCCGAGCCAAAGAATCCATCTGCGGAGCTTACCCCGCCTGCGCCCCCTCCACTGAAATTTCTCGCATCAATTCGTTGAGCAGAACTTCGATACTGAAAATGAAACGGGTTTCCGCCAGTGCCTGACCTGATTCCGCATAGTATTGATTGGTCTGCCGATGTCGCCGTGTCTAAATCCGTAACATAGAAACTGAGCGAGTTGTCGTTCTGAGCGTAGTCGGTCGTGTCAGTGTTAGTGCTTAGGTATTTGCCTGAGGTTGAGTTA